ATGTTTGAGCCGGGATAGTTCTGGCTCAGATCAAGCGGCACAGACGGTTGGTCTACTTGGCCACCCATAGCGTAACGAGCATACCGATCGCCGGGGAAGTAATTGTATTCACCAAGACGACGGTCATATCCGGCAGGAGCGAAGCTGACCTTGCGGTCATACGCTGAGATGGGACGATAGCTGCTGGACATAATGTTGGACGGTGGCCCTGAAGCATTACCTTTAGGGTCAAGCATACCGCTTGCACCAATAGCGCCAAGACCAAGCATCAAGCCATTTTTAGATACTAATACGTTTTTCAACGTATCAGGATTGGACGCGCCAGTTACGATATTTGCAAGACGTTCGCTACCCAAGAGTTTGCTTGATGTACGAGGAACGGCTCCGCCAGCTTCATCGATTGCTTGGCGTTTTAGTATTTCCGAATACTTTTCGTTAGTGAAACCTTCTGGCTGAGGGCCACTATACATTTTCTCAAATCCTGAGGCCGGAGTACCCATTGGCCCAGCATCTAAACTTCCAGACGGGATGTTTGATGCTGTGGGATTGTATGTATTCATCCCAACGTCAAGTGCGCTTGGAGCTGGGTTAGGAACAGATGCAATGTTAGCCGCGTCAGAAATTGGGTAAGAAATTCCAGCTCCACCACTAATTCCGTTTGCAGCCGCAGCCGCATTTGCTGCTGGCATGGAGACAATATCTGGAACAGCAGAACCACTGACGCCGCTAGTGAGTGGCGATGTATTTACAAACCCTTCTGCGGTTAAATCTGCGGCAGCTTTAGTTCCGGCAGCATTTGCAACCTCACCGGTAGTGGTTGCCGCATTTTCTAATCCACCAGCAGCTTCAAATCCCTGTGTAACGCCAGCGCCAGCGCCAGCCAATGCTCCTTGCGTCAAGCCTTGTTGAAGACTGTTGCCTTGAGCCATGCTAGTTAGCGAAGCTGCGGCAGCAGCGCCCCAAGGGCCACCAAAATAAGCGCCAATTGCTCCGGCAATTTGCGGCAGGTACTCGCTTTTCAAAAGATTGAAAGCCTCAGGCAGACCGGTATGTGGGTTAATGGTCAAACCATCTGGAGCAAGACTGGCAATGCCTCGTAATTCTTTGCGGCTCATGTGGACGAGAACATCATCGCCGTTACGACCTTGCGCAGCAAGACTACGAGCGATACCGCTCATCTGAGGCACAGAGCCACCGGACGCAAATTTTCGTTGATACATCAAGTCAAGCTGATTCATCGGCATACCTTGTCTTGGCACTATTCTCTGCGCTCCTGCGCTGAAATCACCGCCATACAGCGGCATTCCAACACCAGCGCGATAGCTCGTGACATCGGGGTTGTATTGACCCTCTAGATAGCCACGTCCTTCACCAACAGGCATGTCGGCTCTCGCCTTCAAGGAGTTTCTGACTCCTTCACGGATGGCGTCTGCCGAGATGTTTAAATCACCAAATGACTTGGTTCCGCCCATTTTAACAGTAGGAACGCCTTTTATGTCTTCATAACTGCCACGGACTTCGCCCCCAGCGATAGGGACGACGGACTTTATCCCAGCCGCACCCTGCGCTTTGTACGCCTCGTACGGAATGCCAATATCCCCTTTTGCGTTTAAACGCTTCTTTGGGATGTTGGCGCTAATCTCCTGAAGGATGTCTTCCGGGTCTTCGCTTACTTGAATTTTGGTGTCTGCCATGTCATTACCTTATGACTATGAGATTATGGGTATCTTGCAGAAACAAAGCCAATCGTCGCAATCACTGAAGCTGTTGCGGGGTAGGCTGGGCTGGTGCTTTTTGGAAATGTCTTGAGGGTTACGTCCGTGCTAGTGGTCAACCAGAAAAATTCAACGTAATCATCGGCGTTCAGCTCGACGTAGTAGTTCCAGCCAATGATCATGGTGTTGGGAACGCCAGCGCTTTTGCGCTGCAACAAACCCGCCTGTCCGGTTGATCCCGCAAAGTCCACACCGTTGACCCGTATCCAAACGTAAGCCGTTTCTGGGGCGTTACTCAGGCTGGAGAACTGCCCCGACCATTGCAGATTGTATGTCCCAGCAACCGGAGCGGTAATCTTGGATGTACAGCGCCCCGTCAGACTAGCACTAGCAATGGTTCCGGATGTGCTGACCTTGTATGTTCCAACGCCACCGGCTGTGCCGGTCAGTTGATCGGTGATTTGTGTCCCGTAGGCGGTGATGGTAGTAGCGGCAACGGTGGCTAAAGTGCCATCTGGCAGGTTTATTTCATAGGTTCCAGTGCCACCAGTGCCGGTAATAAGCTGGGAAATACGTGCTCCGGTGACAATGCCTGTCCCTGTCAAATACTGCCCAACCGCCAACGTCCCCGAAGTCACCGCCGTTACATTCATCACGCCAGCCGTAATGCTGGCCGTCACAACTGCGCTTGCCCAACCAGTGCCGGTAATGTGCATTGATGGGTAGATATAACCGGAAGCCAACGCTGAGACTGTCAGCGTAGTGCCGGAGCGCGAACCAGTAAATGATGCAACCTGATCACCAAGCGTAAATTGGTGGGTAAAGTCAATCTGCGAGTACGTCAGCGGCGTTGGGTACGTTACCGAACCTTGTTGCGTGGTGTTGTCCTGAAACGAAGCGCTTGGGAATTCAAACAGCGCACCGCTGATCGACGGGTTGACCAGCGCACCAAGCAGGTTGTCCAGCGTGTTGAAATAGATACGCAGCTGATTGTTCAGCTGATCCTGATAGCGTTGCTCATACTCAACCGTTGCCACCGCAAGGTTAGGTGCTCTGGTTGGGCGAAGTCTTTGGTAAGCAATCGTAGCCATTAACGGCGTCCATCCGGGCGGATATCAATACGCGGTGTGCCAAGTTGCCAAGTTACATCCAGTTGAGTCGAGGCAACCTTGAATGACATCTGCCGCCCACGCAGCCGGGTGTAGACCTGACCTGTGTACTGGTCAACCGTGTAGGCAGAAGCTTGAACCACCGTTGGATCGGGAGCACCAGCAGCAGAGCCTGAGTTTTGCTTGGGCTGCACCGTCATCGTGACCTGCTTACCCACCGCAGACGAAGTGAAGTTGATGTCGGGAATGATCCGCCAGACAAAGCCAAAGTTGTGACCGTCACCAATGTCAAAGTCAGACGAGCTGATGTAGGACTCAATCGGAACCGCCGTCGGCAGCAAGTTGTCATTCACCCCAACCTCATGGAACAGCGTCTGATTCGGCGTAATGAACGACACCACATCGTACTGGCTGTGTGAGGCGGCAGTAGTTCCAGCCGTACCACGAGTGCAACCGGTCAGGGTGTTTGAACCGCTACCAGTGTAGGTAATGATCTCAGAACCAATCTGAATCGAACCGCTGTACGGGTAGGACGTAGCATCAACCAGCGTGATGTTGGTTGCGGTAGAGGTAATGTTGGCGTTTAAGTACGAAGTTTGGACGCTGAATGCAGCCATCGGGTGTGCACGAAGCGCACTATCCAGCCAAGCCGTACGGTTTATCGTACCGTAGTACCAGATGCGCTCAAGGTGGTTGAAAATCACATACCGGTCGTTGACCGGGCTGTTCTGGGACGGGTACATCCACCAGATTTCGTTGTACCCCTCGTTGCTGCCAGATATCGTCTGGTATGCCTGTGAGTAGTTAAAGTCATTGAAGACGAATTGGCGCAGGGTACAAGGCAGCGTCTCAACACGACCAGTGTAGGTATAGAACTTGTCTACGCCCATCCAGTAGGTCACGTTGTTGACCGAAGTTACCGACTGTGGCGACATGATCGAGACGTTGTCTGCGATCAGGTTGAAGCCCCAGACATACGGCGGTCCAAGGTACTGCATTACAAACAGTGCCGTATCGGTATAGATCAGGTTTTCCTGACGGCTGTGCAAGCCAACCACAATCGTGGAGCCGTTTGACAGCTTTAGTTCACCAGCTTGGTTGGTTGCGGTTGGAACCCAGTCATAGATGTTTTCCTGATCTGACCAACGCACAATCATTGGGTCGAACGTGGTGCTGGCATTCGTCGAGTCGTATGGATTGGAGCCAAAGGCGATACCAAATCGTTGTGTATCAGAAGCAAAAATCTGAAGGGTCGTGTGCGGTACGAACGTGCCTGAGTACCCAGCGGTGGTGGATGCTGTAGAAAGCTTGATAGCACGAGCATAGCTGCTTGTATCCGCCGCCCAGTAATAAATCGTGCCGCCTCGGATTGCCATGACCAAGTCTTGGCCAAAGTTGTCAAATGACCAAATGCGAAGCTGCTGCCCGATGCCGACTGTCGTGGCAGAACCCCAGCCACCTCGGCTCCATGCACCCGCACCCCAGCCGTTACCCGTGGTGTAAGTAGCCAACCCCGCCGGGATGTCGTAAGTTGCCGTCTTTCCGGTACTGCCGCCAGAACCTGTTGCGTTTGCAGCCGTAGAACCAATGATGGTGTAGGTGTTGCCGTCCGGCACGGTAATGATTTCGTACACGCCGTTAATCACTATGTTGTTAACGGTTACGGTAGTGCCAAGAGTTACGTAAGTTCCCGCAGTGATGCCGTGACCAGAAGACGTGACTGTGACCAGCTTTGAACCAGAAACGGTGGCGTATGGGTTTGTCCCTAGAGAAACAGGAGAGCCTGTGCCTAACGGGGTGATGTCGTGGTAATCGCCACCGTTTTCTACGTAAACCTTACAGTTTGTACCAACGGCATTCAGGTTGGCATAAGCCAACGTTACCCAGTTCCACAATGTTCGGGCGATACCTTTAAAGGTATACAGCGTTGGGTTGGACAGGCTCTGCCAGCCGCCCAGTTTCTCAGGGTAGCCGGAGCGGAATCGAATCTTGTCGCAAGCGTACCAACCACCCTCGTTGGAGTAGTTTGTACCCTCGCGGTTGACGCCCGGTCGAAACTGAAGTTTTTGTAACGGCATAACTTTTCCTTAAGCCAGCATGGTTTCTGCGGCCTTCTCAACTTCAATGACGCGACGTTCCCAACCCTTGCCGAATTTATTCCAAGTGTTTAAACCTTGCAAGAAACGGAGTCGCTTTGCTTGGTAAAGATCGACGATTTCGGCTGGGTCATGGGCTGCAACAGCTTGCAAAGTACCGGGGCCGATTGCACCGTCTGCTGCTGCACCAATGCATTCTTGGAGCCATTTTGCTGCCCTACCGGGGCCAGAATTGATTGCTGCGTCAAATACGACATAGTCTACTCCAGCGGGTAAATTGTCACCTTTGATCTTGTCCCAGTACGCTCTTTTGTACAGAGGGGCTACATCCGCTGGGGTCAACGCCCTCATTGCCTTTTCATCCACAGGATGACCAACGAATTCTTCCCAAACCTTTTTGGTGCAGCCAAGGTTGGTCATACCGCCCGGATCGTCCGGGTGATTTACGAAGCCACCCTCATGGTGCAGGATAGCGGCCAGCGCCTTGTCAAAGTTCTCTTTCATTTCTCAATCTTCTCCGTGACCTTGACTGCTGCCAAGATGCCTATGAAACCGCCGACAATCGTATTAAATGCCGGTCCAATGATCGGGAAGATGTCGTCGTTGTTGACCACGCCGTTAGGCAGGAACAAGCCGTACAGGAACACGCCGACCATCGAGATCATTACCAGCGACAGCGTCACGCTGACCAAGATTGTCACAAAGCAGATCGTCTTCTCTCTCACTTCTTGACTCCCATGATCTTTTCCAGCGTACGGCCGCCAAAGTAGAACGACATGATCAGCATGCCCCACTGCCCAAGCAGCTCAACATAGTTGTTGTTCACTTCCACATCCCACGCCGACATCATGCCGAATGTGGTGTAGGTGAGCAGAATGAAGATCAAGGTCATGGGGCGGATGTTTTTGGACAGCCACGAGTCAGAACCCATGTCGGCTTTCAGCCGGTCAGTCAGTTCATGCTGTTCTGATACGTCAGCATTCAACTGCGCCAACTCACCGTTCTGCTGCATCTCCAACAGCTTCAACTTGGCTGCTTCAGCAGCCGCAGGGTCTGGGAACACTTTGTCCAGAATCTTGCTACCGATATCAAGCACCGCACCGAGTGGGAACATGTTTAAATCCTGACGTAAGTTGCTACAAAAATGATGATGCCGCCGATACCCAAGAACACAAAGATACCAACCGTCATCAGTAATTGTTCCATTTCCTGCTTCTTGCGGTCAGCTCTATCCTTGGCCAACCGTGCCTTGCGTATCTTTTCGCTGTTCTCTGCATCTTGCTCACCGCTGATGCGGTTTCGTTCTTTGCACAGCTCTTCGTACAAATCCATCTCGCCTTTCATGGCGAACATGTCCCGCAGTTCCCGCTCAAACTCTTTCATCTGCTTGCGTTGCATCACGATGGTGAATGCTTGGCTTAGTGCAGACTCTTGCTTTGCAGCCTCTTTCGGGTCTTCCGACTTCGGTTGAGACTTGAGTACTTCTACTTCTTTTGCTGCTTTTTCTATCTGACCCTGCGCTTTAAAAAACTTGCTCAGGTCGTCGTAGCAATCCTTGATTTCATGGCCAAGATTGATGGCTTCTTTGACGAAGCCAACTGACGTCTTAGCTAGGGCGAATGCGGCTCCTATGGTAATCGGGTCGATCATTCATAACACCTCTCATGCCTTAGTTACCAGATGCAACAACAACAAGATGATCGCGCCAGCACACCCGATGAAAATAGCCTCAATCCGTTTGATGCGGAGGATGGCTTCTTTCCAGCGTTCAGCGCAGACCGCCTCATGCGTCATAAACTTTGCTGCCAAATCAGGTTCGCTCATCTGCAACCTCTTCTTGTGGAACATCCATCCATTTGCCGGTGTAGCCAATCACGCGATGAACGTACCTGACCTGCATGACTGTTTCTCCGTCTCTTTTTACGGTGCGAAACTCGGGTGTAGACCCCGGATAAATGCCGTAACTCATGTTTACGCCGGAGGAACGTACGGTGCAACTGCACCAAACTCACCAGCTACTGCGCGGTTGTAAAGATCGACTCCGTGCTGTTCAGGGTCAAACGATGTGGCAAGGAACGGAAGTTCTTCATTGAACTCCGCAAACTTCACAGTCAAAAAAATTTGATTCTCGCCCTGCCATGCTGGATTTTTTGCATACTCTAGAGTGAACATGATTTTCCTTTATGCAACGCGATAACATACAGAGCAAACATCACCGATGGACGTCGATGATCCCATCCATTGCCAAGTCCCAGATAAATTATTGCTTGTGGGTGCTTGCGTAAGATCAAGTGAAAATGAAACTGATTTCACTTGGCCAGTTCCAGTTCCCGCAGAATAATTGCTTCCAGAACTTGCCCCTGCATTATTTATTGTGGCAAGAGTGTAACTACCAACAGCGTTAAAGGAGCCTTGGTATGAAACCGTTACCGTAGTCGATCCACTAACAGAAATGCAAGACCCAGCAACGATTGATGTAACACCGCCAGAAGGCGCATTTTGGAATGTTGGTAACGCACCAGCACCATTGCTGGTAAGAAGCTGACCTGACGTACCAACACTAGCCAGAGACTGATGTGCGCCAGTTGAGGTTGTGCCACCAGCCAGTAGCGCATAAGCAGTGGCTGAGGCCACGCCTGTTCCGCCAAGCGTCACAGGAATAGTGCTACCAATCGAAATGGCTGGAGTGTTACCACCGGTAGATGAAAGCGGCGAAGTTGCAGTCACGGTGGAAACAAATGTCGATCCAGCAGAAGAAGTCCAAGTCGTTCCGTTGGATGTCAGCACGTTACCGGAACTGCCGGGAGCAACAAACTGCACATTGCCCGTGCCATTGCCAAGGAGAAGGTTGTTGGCTGTCAGCGTTGCAAGGCCAGTACCGCCGGACGAAACTGCTAAAGGCGCACTTGCGCCCAAATAATTAACCGCTTCAATAACATCAGTGCCGTTCGACACCAATATCATCTTTTTGCCAGCCGGAACCGAGACGCCAGTCTGACCGCTAACTTTGACCGTGATCGCAGTGCTGGTGTTGTTGTAGATGAAGTACAGCTTCTTGTTGGATGGCACAACCAGCGTACCGCCGCCAGTACCAGTGAGTTCCAAGAACATGTTCCGGGCAACGCCTGTCGTGCCGTTCGGGATGGTGATGGTGTCAGTGCCACCAGTACATGAATAGGTAACGTAACCACTGATCGCCTGTTCAATCAGCGTACCAAGATTGGTGTTGGTTGTATCGCCCCAAGTACCAGATTGATCGCCGTTAGCGATCAGTTCAAGTGCAAGGTTGGTTGAATAAGTGCTCATGAATTACTCCAGTTAGTTCCAGATGCCGACACGGGTTGCAGACGCGCTAGTACCAAGGCCACCTTGGTTACCGATTGGGTACACGGTCATGTAGGAACCGGGCGCAACTACATACGCGGCTCCGGGTGCTGCGCTGAGTGTGAACTGCGGTATCAAAGTTCCAGTTGCGCTGAATCGCAAAAATCCATTGATAGTCATACCGAAAGTTGCTGCGGTGGTTATGGTTCCAGAACAGACCGTTGAGGCCGTCGAGTTCGCGGCAAATTGACCAGCGTTGGCAGTGTAGCCATACGTTCCTGTGCCAGTGGCGAGACTTGTGCCTCTGTAAAATACGTTGCTTACAGTGGAAGTACCAGCAAAACCAAAGGAAATTGTGTGCGACGTTGTTCCACTTGACCTGCTTAAACCTATGTTTATCTCAAACAAATAGTTGATGCTGGTTGTGGACGGGTTCCAAGACGTGTTAGCCCCGTTACCACCAAATATGTTTTGAGCAGTTGTATTGTTTTGTATCTGGTTACTCGTGCCAAGCTGACAGTACACACTTATGGCTGGCAATACACCACGACCAGTACCCGGAGTGGTGTACATGGCATTGCCGTCATACTCCCAAGCGCCTTTGGTTTGCGTGGTAAGTATGGCCGAGCTTGTATTGTTAAATTGAAGTGGGGCCACACTCGTCGTTCCAGCCGCCAAAGACAGCAGCTTGTTGGTCAAGGTTTGCGTGTCAGTTGTACCAACACCTGCACCAGCAGTGTTGCCAACGCCTCCGGCCGGGAATGTAGCTCCAACAGTTCCATCAAGAGTTATTGCCATTGTTTTCTCGATTACGTCCAGTTTCCAACATAGACAGAAGTGCCCGGTGTGCCCAAATCACCAATCGGTGTTATGGAAAAACTTGATCCAACCAAAAGTGTCAACGCACCACCAGCATCACTCAAAGTGTACTGTGGCGTAAAAGTTCCGGGCGTATTGAATGTTACCGATCCAAGAAAACTGCCTTGGAATTGAGCGGCAGCACTTGTTATGGACGGAAACATGACGGTTGCAGCCGTTGTGTTTGACAGAGCTTGTCCAGCCGATGAAGCAACATAGCCTGATACCGTGCTGTTGGTGTTTGCGTAAACTGGGCCTCCGTAAAAAATGCTGCTTACGCCAGCCGTTCCAGCAAAACCAAGCGATAGAGTTGTTGCATTTGCTCCAGCTGCTTTTGTAAACGTCAAATACATCCTGAACAAATACGTTGTGGCAACACCGATGCTTAACGTTGAAAAGTTTGAGCTACCAAAAACAGGTTGTGCTGACGTTGATGCCGAACCAGCGACGTTACTAAATACAAGAAATGTTTGATAGCTTGGGATGACGCCACGATTGCTGTCAGCAGTGTCAAAGTAAAACGCCTCACCATCGTATTCAATAGCGCCTTTGGCTGGAGTTGTTAAAACCGTACCTTCCACAAGCTTCAGTATTGGTGTGGAGGTTGTGCCCGGCCCCCAAGCAGTAGCGCCCTTGTTGGTCAATGTCTGGGTATCAGTTGTACCAACGTACGACCCTGCCGGGTTGACTAAGCCCCCAGCAGGATACGTGATGCCGTTAGTTCCACTGATCGTGATTGTCATTGCTGCAACTCATTCCAAGATTGAGTGGATTCATTCCATTCATACCGTTTGTCGTCAGTCGGCATAGGAATCGGCGCACACCAAATGCAACTGTCTTCATTCAATACCCAAGAAGGGTACGGTTTTGGCGCAACGAAGGCATCGCGTTCTGAGTCATAGGTGTGACCAATACCAGCAAAGTTTTTACGGTAAGGCGTACCACCAAGAGAGTGAACACCGCCTTGCGTGTTGTAGCTAGTTTGTTTGTATACGTCGCCAGTACGCGCCGTTAGTTCGTCCTCTTTGCCATTGTCCTCATCCCTGCCGACAGTGACAAACACCACGATATTGTTTTCATCAAGTTTTGCAAAATGCGCCATAATTTTCTTTACGCAAACGAAACAGTTTCTGATCCAGTTGAAGTTGCCGTCACAGTATAAATTTTGTATCCGCCGCTAGTGACAGAAGTTTGCGTCACGCCACCGGAGAAAGTCCCGGTATAGATGCTAGGCACTTTGATAATCACAACGCC